TGTTTGATAGATAAAATCATCAATCTGCTGCTTCCTTCTGGCTGCATCGCCTCTGAAATAAAACGTGCATTCAAAAATCTGCGGATTCTTAGTGAATCGGTTGACTTTCGCACCAAACTGCTTTTTCTCCACTTCGGGAATCCATGAAACAACATGGAAATTTGCAGTCTTTAGCTTTGCATAGTCAAAATCTAATAAATCAAATGTAACATTTGCACTTGATATAAATCTTAAATTAGCCATCAAATTGAACCCCCATATCGCGAAGCGCTCTTGTGAATTCTCTATCACCAATTGCGAAGCTGATAGCTGCATCTGAAGCTCCAGCTCTTACTGCTTCATATAGTTCTGCAGAATTAAGTGGACTCTGAAGAACGCTCACATCTGCAGCCACATCTGCCACTGCATTTTTAACAAGATATTTTGCATTTTCAATTCCGTGAGAATAATTCTCCATCATATGAATTGGCCAATCATTGAATGAGCTCATTGGCCCTTTCTTTGGCTCTGTGAATCCAAGGAAATCCTTAACTGTCTGAGCCACATTTGCAACTGTCTGCTTTAATGCTTCCCACTTGGCCATAATTCCATCAATAAAGTTTTGAATCAAATGTGATCCCCATTCGCTTGCAGAATTAATCAAGTTCATGAAGCTATCTTTAATTTTTGAGCCTAATTCCATAACGGATTTCACAATCTTCACAATGGCCTGTGCGATAATCATTTGAATCTTCGCCCAGGCATTTGTCCAGATCTCTCCGATTCGGCTCCAGTCACCTTCAGAGATGGCTTTGATTGTTTCGCCAAATGCTGTGAATACAGTTTGAATAATCGCAACAGCTGCTGTGATTACTGTTTTTATGATTTCAATTTTTGTTGCAATTAATTCACCGATGATTCCAAGATGCTCAGTGAAAAATGTCTGAATCTCAGCTGTTTTTTCACTTAGAAAAGCTGTTAAGGTTGCCCATTTTTCTGAAATCCAGTCTGTAATAGATCCCCAGTTTTTCACAACAAGAATCACCGCTGCAATAGCTGCTGCCACAGCTGCGATTATTGGAAGCACTGGAATGATTGCCGTCACTGCTGCTCCGATTGCTGGAAGAATCGTTCCAGTGATAACAGCACCAACACTTGATAGAGCCGCGCCAATTGTTGGAAGAAATCCCACGAAGCTTCCGATTGTCGATGAAATTGTTGAAATCGTTCCAATTACCCCACTAATCACTGAAAGCACTGGTCCAATCGCAGCCGCAACAAGAGCAAACTGAATCACTGCTTCTTTCTGACCATCATTTAAGCTGTTCCACTTATCTGATACGCCCTGGATTACATTGGCCATCTTCTCCATTGCTTCAGTAATAAGTGGAGCTGATGAATTGACGATATCTTCACCAACTAATTTCAATTTATTCATATTCACTTGAAACTGATCCACTGGGTCCTGTGTCGCTTCAAAAGTCTTAGATACAGAATCACCATAATCAGTCACTGCATTTGAAGCCTCATCAAGTGAAAGTCTTCCTTCCTGGATTGCTTTCGCAAGTTGTGGGCCAGCCTTGTTTCCGAACAAATCAAGAGCTGCCTGGTAAGCTTCCGTGTTTGAATCTGCAGACTGCATTGTGCTCTCAAGCTCAGAAAGAGCTTCTTCCATGGTCTTTCCATCAGCTGTTGCATTTGCAAATGCCTTTTTAAGGCCAGCCATAGCTGCGGAAGAATCAACTCCATTTTTCTCAAGATTTGCAATGAGTCCAGCTGCAGACTCAAGCCCAAATCCCATTTCTGTGAGAGATGTGGCATTTGTAAGCAAGCTATTTGATAAAGTGTCCATTGAGATTCCTGAATCTTGGCCAGCTTTGTTCAAAATATCAAGTACATCGCCAGCTTTTGAAGATTCAATGTTAAATGCTGCCATTGCTGCCTGAACGGAATCAATCGAAGCTGATACATCGGTACCATTTAAATCTGCGAATTGTACAAACTTAGTTGATAGATCACTTAATTCATCGCCCATCAATCCGAATCTTGTGTTAACTTCTCCGACTGCTGCGCCAGCTGTTTCGAATGATGTAGGAATTGTTGTGGCCATATCACGCGCAATGTTTTGCATTTCTTCAAGCGCTTCGCCTGTTGCTCCTGTCTTCTTGACGATTGTGTCCATGCCTTCATCGACTTCAGTAAAAGCCTTCAATGAAGCTGCTCCCACTGCCGCAATTGGAGCTGTCACTTTCTTTGTAAGTTCAGCTCCAACATTTCCAATCTTTTCGCTCACCGAATCAAGCTTTGAGCCGATTTCTTGAAATTCTGCACCTACTGCTCCAGCGATTCCACCATTCTCTTCTAATGCCTGGCTAGTTTTTGAGATTTCAGTCTGAAGCTTTTCATATTGAGTCTTTAAGCGAATCACCTGTGTTGAATCTTCGCCATATTTCTCAGATGTTTTTGCAATTTGCTCTTCAAGGAGCTTTGCCTGGTTCTTCTGAGCATCAAGCTGTTGCTGCAAAGCCTTCGATTCTGTCAATGACTTTCTGAAGGCTGAAGCTCCTGATTGCATCTCTTGCTCTAATCTTTTAAGCTGCGCCTGGTATAGCTTTGTCTGCGCAGTAAGATTTGACATATTCTCTTTGTACTGTGGAGCTCCTTCAAGCTCAATCTTTACGCCAATTGTAGCCATGCTTTTCTCCTTACTTTAGTGCTAAAAAATCCCATATATCCATTGGACCTGATTTGAATACTTGCTTAGCTGATCCTGATTCGATAGCTCTGCAATTAATCAGATCTATAAATTCACCATAACGTGTGTTAAGCGTTTCTTCTCTTGTCATGTTTAGTTTGTGGCCGAAGTAGATGAGCCAGCTGTCGTTGATTCTGATTCTATCTCCTCGACCTCTTCTTTTTTTGGCTCAGCATCAACAGTGATTTTTCCGTCTTCCTGATAAACGCCAAGTGCTGTCAAAGTGATAGATGAAAGTGCTTCTTCGTCAAGGCATAACAGCAAATCACGACTTAGCAAATGCTTCTCATGATTTGGATCTAAGAAACTGGCCTTTCTTTCGGCCGCTTCATTTAAAATCAAAGCAATATCAATCATTGAATTCAACTGCTTTGATGTGTCTTCATCTTCAAGTAATTTTGTAAAATTTGAAATGTTACCACCTGGACACAGTTTTGCAAGCTGCATATTCGCCCAGACTGTTCTTTCGAATATGTACTCGTTTAATTTAAAATCTTCCATCTTTTTTCCTCGCATGATTTAAATAAAAAAGGGAAGCGCTAAGGCTTCCCTTTACAAACTACTTTTATGGTGTGGCTCAACTAAGAGCTGCAACAAGAGCTGCTTCAGCTGCTGCTTCAGATGCCATTTCGCCGCCCACTCTCTTCCAGCAATGCTTAGCAGAATCATCCTTGAAGATAGTGAATGGGATTTCCTGTGTTTGCCAGTCGATTGACTCGCCTTCTGTTTCAGCATTTGTCTCAATCTGGCCAGCAACTACCTTTGTGAGAACTACTGGTGTCCAGTAGCGAACGCCATCGCTCATTGTTTCAATGATGAAGCCAACGCCAAGATATGGCGAAGCCTGATCATCATCGTAGTTAAGGAATCCATCTGCATCGGCTGCTGGTAATCCCTGGATTAAAGCTTCTGCATCCTGAAGAAGTCCATCAACAGTGAATGTTGCTGTACCGCCTGTGAATGTTCCTGAATCAGACTCAGCAACGATATTATCAGCATAGAAATTGTTGTTGTCAGAGCTCTCTGGTGAGACTGCAACAGACACGCCTCTTGCCATTTTCTGGCAATCTGTGTAAGTGACTGCACCTTGACTTACAGTATATTTTGCAACGTATGGCTTTGAAAAGCCAATTGTAACTTTTCCAACTGCTGCCATTTTTTTCTCCTTTCATTTACTTAGTAAGCCTTTGAATTTCTTCATCAAGCTTTTTTTGCATTACTTCGTTGCATTTCGCTTCAGCTGCCTTTTTCGTTCTATTGATAAAAGGCTGAGCAATCATGAAGCTAGTGCCTTTATTAATTGCATTTGCAATCATTTGATTAGCGTGGCCATTAGGATATTTCTTCGTTTTATCGTTGTTATATCCATCAAAACCAACATGCGAATCAACAACAGTATCGTTGAATCTAACTGGAGCAAAGCCAAGCGAATCAAGCAAGCCTTTCACATCGCTCTTTTTTGCATAGCGCT